TTAGGTCTAGCACCTATCTCAATTAAATGTCCTTCATTAACTCCACTAATCTGTCTAGTTAGGGCAGGTATATTAAAATGCCATCTAGCTTCAAGTGCATTCTTTGCAAGTAAAGTTTCTATATCCATATCATCCCATTCTACGTTTAGGTCAGGTGTAAAGTCATCACTATACTGCTCTAATAACAATCTAAGTGGCTCAAGGCTAGTCTGAGTACCATTTACATAATCAAATCCTAAGTTTGCTATATCTTCTCCAACAACTTGCTGGAAAAGTTTAGATAAAACTTCTTGGGCTATGTCACTTCCTAAAGACTGCTCATTCTTTATCTTCTTAAAAAGATGTGAGTATGCTTGTTTCTGTGCAGTTGTTAACGAAGGATTGTCAGACATAAACAATGCTTCTATTTCGTCAGGTGTAACAGTTCTTTCGTATCTGTCCATAGCTTTATCTAATGTTTGTTTTATCTTTCTTGTATCCTTACTAAAAAGCCTATCAGGACATCTTGCTCCACGATGCTCATCGTAAAACTCTCTGTTCATTAAGCTACGTACTAATGCTAGTTCCATTTATTATCTCCTTTGGTACTAAGTTGTATAAATTTATAAAGTCTTCTTTGTTCTTGTATTTTAAGTCATCATTTAGTTTTAAAACATGTACATTTTTAACATATCCTCTTAATTCTTTTGCAAAATATAATGTCTTTTTTAATGCATCAGGGTCTAATGCAATTATAGCTGTTGAGAATTGTGAGAGATACTCTCTATGTTTGTCAGTTAATGTAGTTCCCAACACGGCTACCCCAACGCATACTCCACCACCAACTACTAGAGCACTCAAACAATCCTCAACAACAACTGCCACATCACCTACCCCATAAGTGAAAGGCAATCCACTATTACCATACTTTTTCCATTTTGGCAACCTTTTTTCTAATGATCTTCCTATAGCATCTGCAATTCTGCCATTTTTATATATAGGAAAAACAACCCTATTCTCTTTTACATCATGTAGAAACTCTACAGTGTTGTAATCAATGTCTTGTGATATAAACCAATCTATAATTCTTTTATTTTTAGAACTAACTACATATTCAGGCAGTTCAAACACTTGTTCTTGTTTTGCTACAGATTTTAAACTAGTTTGTATATCATCTACAGATAATCTAATACGTTTCTTTCCACTTATGCTACAAGAAACTTTGTAACAGTTCCATAACAAAGCACCCATGTTATTTGTTACAGTGAAAGTTTTATACCCATTACAATTAGGGCAATTCATTCTACGTGTTTCTCCAATAGGTACATTTAAATTGTTAACGTAGTTTATCATTATATATGCCTTTCATTATATATGTTATTATAAATACATTGTACTTGTTGGCAATCACAATGTTTAAATACCATATTTTTAACTGTCTGTCAACTGTTTTCTTTTACTTAGTGCTAAATTAGCACTTGTATATGTGTTTTTCATGTATGGTTTAACACTTTGTGGGTTTGCATGTCCTGTAACTGACATTATATTACCCATAGACACACCTGCATCTACCATCTCTACTGTTCCTGTCCTTCTAAGGTCTGATAAACGTAGCTCTTTAGGTAGACTAGCTGCCCTCATAACTTTTTTAGCTACATTAGGAAGCCAATGTAATGAATAAGGCTTGTAACTACCTCCTATAGGTCTTGGCTGTGGTGCTACATATTTTTGCCAACCAAAATCTTCTTGTTGTTTTAATAGCATCTCACCTAAGCCATCACTAATAGGTAAAAATACTTCTGCTCTACGTTTAGATTGTTCTATATGCATTTTTTGTTCTTTTAAATCTAAATTAGACCACTGCAGTAAACGCATATCGCCTAGTCTCTGACACCAATCATATGCCATATGTGCTATGAGACCTACACTACGTGTTTTAAAACTAGAGTATGCTACATCTAAAAAGTCTGTTACATTGTGTTTTGTCCACACTGTTTTTCTTCTTTCAGGTATTCGTTTTTTAACACTTGAAAAAGGATTTAATTTTATCTTTTCCATAGTAACTGCATAATTATAAACGACCCTAGCTACAGACATAACGTGATTCGCTAAGTGAATACCTCTATTACACCAATGATTATATGCGTGTTTAGATATTAAAGTTGTAATATTATTTATAGGTAAATTTTTTAATTCTTTATCTAAATCAGGCAATTTTGTTTCCAAAAGTATATTTAGAAAGTATTCATAATGTTGTTTAGTTTCTTCACGTAAACTCTTGAACTCAAAAGATAAATAATATTCTTTTACTAAAGTTTTAAGAGTGATTATTGCCATATACACTTCTCCATGCTGTTTCATCAGACTCTAATACATAGTCACTCCACATACTAGGTCTATCTGTTTCTGAATCTTTTTGTGGTGCAAATTTTAAAGAGCTATGCAAATGGTGCATTAGTTCTTCAAGCATTGCTACTTGAGATAAGGTAACATCTTTGCAATCTGATATATAATCTAATGTGTCTTTTAATTTATTATGCAGCCTAAGAAACTCTAGACGTTGCTCTTCTGTTACTAGTATATCTTTCATATCTAAGTTTACTTTAAATTTATTTTTTGTGTCTCTCATCAGTACTCTCCTTTTTTTTATTAAGTTCTTTTCTTATATGTTCAAGCCTTGTTTTATGTTTAAGACTTCTTTCATTCTTTTTTCTTATCCACTCTTTTAAATAATGGTAGTCATTACTATTCATAATGTACCTCTTTAAACCATGTTGGTCTATCTGTATACTTATACCTTGCAAATCTTGATTTGTCAACATTATAAAATGCTCGGTATGCTTTTATTGGATAAAACTCATCTGTTTTGAGTTCATCTAGCCCACTAAAACATTGTGGGTGTTGTGTTATCTGACCTTCAGGTATTAAAGATACACCATTTAGCAGAGAGTTGTAGTGTTTCTTTGCCCCATGTATCCTACCATATCTACGTGTATATTCTTCTAACATATGATGATACAATCTAAAAGCAAACTTATAGTTCGTGTGACTTTCCATAGCCCATAGTGTACATGGGTGTTTATGATGTACAGGCTTATACAAGTCACAGGCTTCTGCATAGGTAGGTGCAACATGCCACAGTGCAGTACATAACATCTGTGCTTCTTCTAATGGCATCTTGACTACATGTTGATCACATAAAGACTTTGCTATTAAATATGGATTGTCTTCTATAATAAATCTATTCATTGCTTATATCCCTTAGTTCATATTCATAAAAAACCATAAAAAAATCAGGTTCATTTGGCTCGTTACATTTTATTGTATAAGAGTACATATTACTGTATATTTTATGTATCTTAAATATGTTACCTTCTCCAAGTTGGTCATATGTACCATCTTCCATAAAAGATACACCTTGAACTCTTGTACCTATTTTAAATTTGTTATTCATTATCTACTAACTCCGTTGATGTTTGTAATAATACTTCTCTAAATGCACCATCTATTGTCGGATTCTCCTCAGGGTAGTGTTCTAGGTTGTATAAATACATATTCATAACTCTTTCTATAAAGTCTGATAATTTAAATTCATTGATGTCATCAATCATATTTAATATCCCATCTGTAAAATATGTGGTCATCTATTCTTGCTATGTATGTCTTGGTACTAGCCCAAGATGGTAACACATAGTGAGCATGGTAGTGTGTAGCACCTTCTACAAAGTCATCAAGGTTGCCGTAATATACACCATGTGCAACTGTGATTGCCGTATCCCATGCGTGTCCTTCTTTAGGTTTGTCACTCTTGCCATCACAGTACCAACTAAACTGACACCTATTTTTAACAGGGTAGTCAGGCTTCCAACTGTAGGTAGGACCTTGTTCTACCACCTCACACACTGTGTCAGGATATCTTTCATCACGCACTCTGTTCATCACGACTTGTGCTACAGCTATCTGACCTATCAATGATTGGTTCTTAGCTTCGTGATATACATTGAGTGCTAGACATACTAGTGCTTCAGCTATCATACTTATCTCCCATTGTTTATGTATCTAAGTTGTTGTTTCTGTTTACGTTTTCTTTCTAATCTATACTGTTGTTTAATCCACTTGTTCTTTGGTTTCTTCTTTGCTGGAATTTTCTCTAACTGAGTCAGCATAATTCTTCTCCTTCTTTCT